CAGTCATGCTCCAAGTGTTAAGTCAATGGGTATAACTGGTCAGCTAACAGGGTCTCGTGCAGACATTATTATTGCTGATGACGTAGAGTCAGCTAATAACTCTCAGACACAACTAATGAGAGATAGGCTTAGTGAGACTGTAAAAGAATTTGACGCTATTATAAAACCTAATGTAGGTCGTATTATCTTTTTAGGTACACCACAGACAGAAATGTCTTTGTATAATAACCTAGAAGAACGTGGTTTTAGAACTAAAATATGGACTGCTTTATATCCTAACAAACAACAAACTATAGGATATGGTAATAAACTAGCTAATATTATATCAAAGGTTACTGATAAAGAAGGTAAACCTACAGACCCAGATAGATTTAATGAGATAGACCTCATGGAACGATTAAGTTCTTATGGTCGCTCAGGGTTTAACTTACAGTTTATGTTAGACACTACTATGTCTGACGCTAACAGATACCCACTAAAGCTCAATGATTTAATTGTGGTATCTGGTTGTTCTACTTGGAAAGAAGCTCCTGCTAAAATACAATGGGCTTCAGGACAAGACCAGATAAAAGCGTTAGACCCAGAGTTACCTAACGTAGGATTAAAGGGTGATTACTTTACTTCACCATTATACATGTCTAAAGAGTTTACACCGTTTGAAGGCACTATTATGTCTATAGACCCTAGTGGTCGTGGTGCTGATAAAACAGCTTATGCTGTTCTTAAAATGTTACATGGTGTGCTTTATTTAACAGATATAGGTGCGTTAGACGGTGGTTACAGTGATGATACACTGGCTAGATTGTCTAATATAGCTAAAAGACACAATGTTAATTATGTCTCTATAGAGTCAAACTTTGGTGACGGTATGGCTACAGCGTTGTTAAAACCTGTTATGGCTAAGATACACCCATGTGAAATAGAAGAAGTAAGACATAGTATACAAAAAGAAAAAAGAATTATAGATACCTTAGAGCCTATTATGAATACACATAGGCTTGTGGTGGACGAAAAGCTAATTAAAGATGATTTTAAGCTAGAACCTGACCACCAGTTATTCAGACAAATGACTAGGATAACTAGGGATAAAGGTGCATTACGGCATGATGACCAAATAGACGCATTAGCCATAGCGGCTAACGCATGGGTTGAACGTATGGATAGAGACCAAACTTTATCTTATAATCAACACAAAGAAGATAAATTGAACGCAGAGTTAGAGCGTTTCATGGAGACATCAATAGGGCGTATACCTACAAAGGATAGTTGGATATAGTCCCCATAGTAGACAACATGAAAGGATTTGATGAAGCACAAAGGAGCAATAGTAGCGTTTTTCATAGTATATTTACTAGCTAGTTGTTTTGCTAATACAGCTAAGGCTGACAATTATCAAGAAGAGTTTATTAGTTCTATAAAAGGGTGTTTAAACGCCCATACAAAGCCCTCAGAGGCTATTGTACCTACAGACCTAGTAGTTGCTCAGGCTATAATTGAAAGCAACTGGGGTAGAAGTAGATTTGCTACAGAAGGTAACGCTTTGTTTGGAATGAGAACATTTGATTTATCAGTTCCACACATGAAACCAAAAGACAACCCTGACGTTAGGTGGGGTGTAAAGAAGTATAAAACAAAATGTGACTCAGTAGATGATTACATTTTTCTACTTTCTAATTCACACCACTACAAGGAATTTAGAGAGTTATTAAAGAATGGTGGAGACTATATACAGTTAGCTAATTCTTTAAAACCATATAGTGAAAACCAAGAATATTCTAAGCTACTTATTAAAGTAATTAGATTTGTAATGATGAGGAATACATAATGAAACCACAATGGGAAGAATACCACGAAGAGATAACTAAAGCACACGTTAAATCTGAAGAAGGATACAGAGAAGATACTTATAAATGTACCGAAGGACACCTAACAGGTGGCTACGGACATAAGATGTTAGACGGAGAAGTAGCTCCTACCACAAGAGAAGGTTGGGAAGCTATCTTTAACAAAGACTTTAACACAGCTAAAATAGGTGCAACAGAGCTCGTAGGTAGTAGTCAGAACCTAAGACCACAGGCTTTTGGTATTGTGATAGAAATGGTGTATCAAATGGGAACATTTGGTGTGTCTAAGTTCAAAAAGTTTCTTTCAGCTCTTAATCAAGAAGAGCCAGACTATGTGGTTGCGTCTAAGGAGATGTTAGACTCACGTTGGGCTAAACAAACGCCTAATAGAGCTAACCGAATGTCTGAAAGAATGGCTGAAATAGCTACCAAACATTTTGGTTAAAAAATATGAGAGGGTATATCGTACATGACGAGACGGATTTACCCCATTGACAGCCGCAAAAATCCATAAAAACAAGGCTTTTTTACTATATATTCTGCGGTTTTTTTTGGTATATAGCGGATAATCTATCCTTTGCACACGTTGCGGCGTTTTCTTTTTGTTTGTTTGTGTGCTAGGGTCTATTTTTTTCGGCTTGGTCTTTGTTGGTTAAAGTTCCCATTATAGAGATAAGGCTATTACTCTAGCTATATATAAAAGGGACTTACTCACTAACTTATTAAATAAAGGAAGGAAGCAACACACATGAACCACTGGGACAAGCTCGGCTTCTTTATTGATGACAACGCAAGAGCAATAACAATAATTCAATTTATAATTATAATTCTTTTAATATGCTTTCTTTAATTCATTCTTTATATTAGAAGCAGGAACGGCTAACACGCCGCCGCCTGTTTTTTTCAAAAGAGAACAAAACAAGAACGGCTAAGGTGTGGCGTTATGGCACACCCTGTAAAATAAGGCTTTTTAAAAATAATTAATTATTATGTTGACTTTAAAAAAACTAGAGTTTACAAAGGATATATATTAATTGTTTGCAAGTTTTAATTCTACATAAAAAAAACTTAGTGCCTCTGGAGAGTGGTTGCGGCAGATACCAGTAACCGCCTAGATAGTTTCGAACCAGAAGGGAAGCCCACTCAGCCAGAAGGCGGTCACGAAAGTGAAGAAGGTCTGGCTCTTGTTGTTTGTCTCAGGGTGTCGCCCTGACTGACGAGCCGCAGAACGGCGAAACAAACAAACAAGGAGTAAATAACTATGTCACACTTTTATGGAGTAATAAGCAACTCAGCTAGGAAGACTATTCCAACAGCTAGAGCACATAAGACAACAGGGCTTGAGGTCAACGCTCAAAGTTGGAGCGGTCAGATTTCAACAACTTTATATTATGACGAAGAAGCGAAAAAAGACGCTTTTAAAGTTGTTCGAGAGCCTCACGCTTCAAGCGGCGGCGAGTCTATTATATTGGCTCAGGGCTTTTTGGATATGTCACACGTTAAAGAAACAGAGGCGGCTTAATTATGGCTAGATTTATACACCCAAAAATTAAGCGACTACAAGAGCAAGAAAGCCGAGAGAAATTCCAAGACGAACAAGACAAAAAAGAATTTTTCAAGGCTTACAAAAAAGAAAAAGACAAGCGTAAAAAATTAGATATGCTACACGAAGCACACAAAAACGCTTGGATTTAACACAGAGCGAAACAGGGCGGAGCGTTCCGCCTTGTCTCTAGGTTATGCCTAGACTGATGAGCTCACAACGTGCCGCCGAGCACTCTTCGAGGGTTTTTTAATCCTAGTGGCAACGGCACGAGCTCGTACTAAACGGCGTCTTTTTTTATAATAAAGTTCCCATTATAATGACTAGACGGCAACACAAACAAACAAGGAGCAAATAACTATGTTAGATGTAATAAAGTTCATTGGAGCAGTTATTGGCACAGGTGTTTTCTTATTTAGCCTTTGGGCTATGATTTGGGTAGCTTGTGCAATGTCTGACCAATGTTGGTATAGCTACACAGGTCAACTTTAATGAGTAGCAACGACCACCAAACACGCTATCAACTCTGGCAAGAGCCTTCGACTAGACGGCGTTTTTTATCTGACTCTGAACTACACTTTGATAAGACTATATCAAAGAAGCTAGACGGACACTGGCACTTAGGCGAATGTAATTACACCGCCGCAGGTGTCAGCAAGTCTGACTTTGAAAAGTTTAGAGAGATACGAAGACGCTATCTTGACTGGGAAAGCGGAGTTATGGCTTTCTTGTATAGACAAGACGACAAGTGGAAAGCATTATGCGAAAAGTATAAGCTGTCTGACTTGCCGTATGACTACAAGGAACAGCCAAAGCGTGATAACAAAAAAGAGCTTCAGCAGATTATCTTGAAAACCGTTAAAGATAATAGGCTCAAGAAAAAGCCGTTATTGGCTTTTTTACGTTCTAATAATCCTGAGCTTAACGGCTCGGCGATTAATAGACAACTTAACAGACTACTCAAAT